TTACTATCGTGATGTTTGATAAGGTAAAATTCAATGCTCTTAAAACCTTAATGACCAAAGGAGATATCAATGAGTGAATGGTGTCAAAATAAAAAATGTCCCGAAAAGAAAAATCAAAATCAAATTCGTGGCAGTAAAGGTGCAAAGTATTATCAATCTAATAAACATAATAACTACTATCAGTATTGGTGTAGTATGGGTTGTCGTGATACTTGGTTTAATGAACACAAAGATACTTGCATGAATGCAGTAGGTTTTATTGATAAACAGATAATACCTTTAGAAGATGCTTGGTTTGTTGAATATAGATATGATTGGAGAGAAGAAAGTCAAAACAGATACCATTTAAGAAATAAATTAAAAGGTATTGACCAACAGATTACACAACAACAAGCACAATCACAAGAAGATATAGACCGAGAGTACAATTGGTCTGTAATAAACGATACACAAGCCAAAGAACTAGCAATCACTTTAGGTCTAGCTAGTTGACACATCAATAACAATAGTATATTATATAGACATCACTTAAGAAATTAAGTGGTGTCTTTTTTTTAACCAACAACAAAGGAGTACTCGTATGGATAAAAAAGAAGTAAGACTCAATGCGAATAAG